CGACGAAGGGCCAAGAGCAAGAGCAGAACATCATCGTGGGGGAGTGTGAGGGGGGTCAGGACCGATTCTCGGCCGGGCCCGAGGGTCAGCGGACGCCGGCGAGCGGCTAAAACGTTCCTATTTTGGCGCGACGAAATCGAGAATTGGCGGCCTCAGAAATCGAGGGTCTCGAATCAGTCGAACACGAAGATGCCCGGTTCCCGGTTCTGGAGGTGCGCCCGGGTGACGTAGCCCCAGCGGGCCAGCGACAGCGCGACCAGGGGGCAGATGTCGGTCGACAGCCCCTTGCGGGCCCATGCCCACCCGTCGCCCAGGGGGCGCTGGGCCGCGCCGGCGACGGCGGCGTCAAGGGCCGGCCTGGGCACGATGCGGATGGTCCGCTCGGCCACCGCGTCGAACAGGTCCCCGGCGGCGTGCGCCATCCCCCGGCCGGTCGGCTTGACCACCTCGATCCCGGCGGCCTCCAACGGGGCGATCAGGTTCCCGGCCGGGCCGGTGTCGTCCACGACCACCGCGCAGGGCCGCCACTTCTGGACGAGCTCGACCAGGCGGCCGACGACCCAGCCGGTGCCGGGGCGGTGGTCGACGACCTCGCCATGGCCGAGGCCGTCGGCGCGCAGCCCGGCGACCGCGATGGCCGCATGCGAGCGTTCCGGGGTGACGTCGGCGGCGAACGCCACCGGGTCCACGGCCTCGCTGTGCGGGTCGGCCAGGGCCCGCCACGCCTGCTCGGCGATGACCAGCCAGTCGGCCGGGATCGACCCGGGCCAGAGGTTCAGGTAGGCCCGGCAGAAGTCCGCCAGGTCCAGGCGCTCGAACTCGGCGGCGATTCTGGCCTCGGTGATCGTTCTGCCCAGGGCGGGCATGCACGACCGCCAGGTGGCAGGGTCGGCGGGGTCGGCGCCGTCGCGGGCGGCCCACTCGAAGTAGGCGACGCCGGTGGTGGCGCGATGCATCGAGACACGGGCGCGGCCGCGCTCGACCTTGCCGCGGAGGTACGCGGAGCGGTAGGTGCCGGCGGTCGACACGCACCACAGTTGCGGCTGCTCGCGGGTGATCATGGTGGGGCTCAGCCCCTGCTCGAGCCGGCTGTCCTCGTGGGCCCATGCCTCGTCGACCACGACCAGGTCCAGCACGTCGCTGTGGCCGGCCTTCTCGCCGGGCGCGGTGATCGCGTGGTGGGAGCCGTTGGCCCACCTGACGGCCTCGTCGCCGCGCTGGTAGCGCACCCCGAACTCCTCGGCGAACGGCGACCGCTGCAGGGTGGCGACGTGCTCGTCCTCCCACTTCTTGCGGGCGTGGATGCGATCCTGCGCCGAGTACAGCACCCGCGACCTTGACCAGGTGCGGCAGCGGTGCACCATGACGCCCAGCTCCAGCGTCGTCTTGCCCTGCTGGCGTGGCACCGTCAGATCGACCTCGCCGTAGACGAGCAGGCCGGTGGAGGGGTCGACCTCCAAGGCGACGTCGGCCACTTGGCGCTGCCAGGGCATCAGCGGCGTGCCGAGGGCCTTGGCGACCCGGGCCACGGCCGGGCCGAGGGTCTTGCGGCTCGGGTCGCGGGGGGTGGCGTACAGGGGCGGGCAGGGGCGGGGTCTCACAACATGCCCCAGGAGGCATCGCGGCATGGCAGATTAGCCGCGCACAGCCGGCCCGGGTACTTGGATGACCCCCCGCCCACAAACGGCCTCCTACAGAGAACGGCACCGTTCCCTGTACACACACAACGGAACACGGGCGCGGGGGCGCCCGGTCGTCGGCCATGGGGGAAACCGCCGGGGCTCGGCGCTTTTCGGTTCACCATCGCCGTGACTGCCGTGGTTGCTTGCTCGGTGGCAGGCCGGGCCGGTCGCCCTTGCGTTCGTTGCACGCCTGGCCCTTGCACCACGGGCAGCGGCTCAGGCTGCCGTGCACGGGGCGCAGGTTGGCGGGGTCGAGCGCCAGGTCGGGCCGCTCCTTGCGGCTGATGACGTGGTCGACGGCGCCGGATCCGGGATGGCCGCAGAGGTAGCAGACGTCCGAGGCGGCCAGCACCGCGGCGCGGACGCGACGCCATGGCCGGCCGGTGGGTCCGCCCTTGCGGGTGCGGCCCATGACCTACCTCGGCCAACCCAGCGACGCCAGCAGCTCGGCGACGGCGCGGGCCTCGTTGGCCTGGGCCCATGCGCAGATGCGCTCGTGGGTGCGCTGGAACTTGGTGGCCATCTCGTCGCCGCAGCGTGGGCAGTGGTAGCGGGTGGCGCTCATCGTGGCTTGCGGCGCAGGCGCTGGCGTAGCTGCTGCTGGCAGGGCGGGCAGCGCTCACCCCAGACGAGGGGCCGGCGGCAGCCGAGGCAGCGGCGCAGTGCGCGGCCCTTGCCGGTCACGCCCACGTTGAAGTGGTGCTTGGCCATGGCTACCGCCAGCGCCGGGCCAGGGTGGCCAGCGGGTTAGGTGTCATATTATGACGCCTATCTCCCCGTACCCCGACCACGCCGGCGCCGGCGTAGGCGGGCACCCGCACCACGGCGACGTGGTCGAGGGTGGCGCGGGTGCGCACCACGCGATCGCGGCTCAGCCAGCGGCTTCCCCCAGGGACCTCCATGAACCCGACGCTCAGACCGAGCGGGACGCCGTCGCGGGCCAGCTCCAGCACCTCGTCGCCGAGCGCGGTGGCGGAGACGCGCCATGCACCCCAGGCGGCGTCGGCGCGGTCCTCTAGCTCGACGGTGCGCCCGATCGGGAGCGTCTCTGCATCGCGCGGGTGGCGCGCGGTGAGCGGGACGGTGGCGGGGTCGACGTCGGCCAGGGCGCCGCGCTGGAAGCTCTCGACGACCAGGCGGCCGCGGTCCTGAACCTGCGCCTCGGTGCCCCAGGGAAGGAGAGCACCGAACAGCACGCGCCCGTCGCCGTCGTCGCGGACGTGCAGGGCGGTGGTGAACGAGCGGACGAGCACGGTCATGCGATGCCCCCTGCAGGTGGCGGCGGCTGGTCGTCGATCCCGGCGACGGGTGGGCGGTCCTCGAGCTCTCGGACTTCCGAGCGCAGCAGCCAGCCGCCGTCGATGCCGAGTTTGTGGGCCTCGTACCGCTCGCGGAGGGTGGCGCGGACCATGCCGCCGGCGTTGAAGCGGGCCCGCTGGGTACGTGGCAGCAGCCGCGACACGCCGCGCTCGACGCGGTGTAGCCACGGCCGGAGCGCGAACGTGAGGAAGTCGACGGCGCGCTGCTCGGGCGAGCTGTAGTCCTCGTGGCCGGCGAGCTCGACGCCGGCCATCATCCCGGCGGGGATGCCGTAGATGCGGCAGATCGTCGCGGCGTTGGCGCCGATGGTGCCGAGGAACTGGCTCTCTTCCGGGTTGACGGTGATCGCCTGGAACTTGGCGCCCTGGCCGAGCACGGCGGTGCCACGGCGGCCGCCGTGGCTCGCCTCCCACAGCTCCTTGAGATCCTTGGCGCTGTCTCTGGTCAGGTGCTGCTCGCTGGACAGCACGCCGGAGGGGATGGCGTTGTCGCCGAACCACTTGGCGCCGAACCGCTCGGCGGCGATGCCCAAGCCGATCGACTCGCGGGCGTAGGCGACCGGCGACATGCCCAGGATCGAGCCGGCGACCGGGTAGGCCTTCACATGCCAGAGCTCGCCGCGGTCGACCTCGGCACCGTCCAGGCGGATGACGGGCGGGGCGTCGCGGTCCTCCTGGACGCTCACCCGGTCAGGGTCGAGCAGGTCGACCTGCGCGGGCAGCAGCGACGCGCCGGCCCGGTCGGTGATCATGCCCCAGGCGTTCCCGCGCAGCAGCAGCGACGCCATGACCGCCCACAGCCAGTCCGCGAGCTCGGGGTGGTCCGCGCTCGGGCGTTGCAACAGCCGCGGGGTGGGGAGCGGGTCGCGCTCGTCGTCGCGGAACACGTCGATCGGGAGCGTGCTCACGCTGTCGGCCAGCAGCCGCACGCAGCCCCAGACCGTGGACAGGCGCAGGGCCCGGTCGGGGGTGACCGGGACGCCGGCGGCGACCGGCTGCATCGGCACGTCACCGATCTGCCAGAGCGCCCGGTCGTGGGTGCGGCGCCAAGGCCACTGCCAGGGCATGGCTCAGCTCTTTCGCCGGCTCGACGGCTTGGGCTTGGGCTTGGGCTCGGTGTATGCCGCAGATGCGGATTTCTCCGAGTCCTTCGTCTCGACCTCGGCAGCGTGGCTGCCGCATTTGGGGCAGGCGTGCGCGTTGAGCGGGTAGGTGGCCGAGCACCCCAGGCAACGCCGGGCGACGCTCATCGGCTCAGGTGGTGTTGACGAACGACTTGACCGCGCCGGTGTCGACCAGGGCGCCGTCCAGGCGAAGGATGCAGCGGAAGGCGACCAGGTCGTCCTGGAAACGGAACTCGTCCGACCGCTCGAAGCGCACGCCGTTGACGATGCGCACGAAGTACTTGCTCATGTCGCCGAAGGCGATGCTCTCCGCGGTGTTGGCCATGGCGGGCATGAACGGGTCGACGTAGCTGGGGTAGCCGAGGAGCTGGCCGCGGGTGGTGAGCCCGGTCACCGGCTGGCCGGTGGTGTCCTTGAGCTTGCGCACGATGATGTCTGAGGCGTTGCGGAGCAGGAACGCGGCCGAGGGGGACGCGGCGTAGGGCTCGGCCACCGACCCGACCAGGTTCCACAGGGCGTCGGTGCCCTGGTTGGCGGTGCCCTGGCTGCCCAGCGACGTGCCGGTGCCGGCCGGGC